AAAATAGGCTTAATATAACGGATAAGACAGCACAAGAAAAAATGAAAAAATATCATTACAAAAATCCCGAACAGGGTATTATTGCAAAAGAAGACGACCATATTTGTGATAGCTTTATAGCTTGGGGAAGTTCAAGGCATAAATTATTAATATAAGGAGTTGAAGAGCATGGCGTTTTTAGAACCTACTTCTAAGTTTCCGCCACCAGATTATTCGTATTGGTCCAATAAATATGATGAGTGGGAATCATGGTATAGTGGAGACCCAGCGAATTTATTAGAATATTATACTGTTAAAGCTTTAGGGAATGAAACAGCGCAAGAAAAGTTCTGGGCAAGGATGGAGCAAGAAGATAGGGCAAGTATTGTTCACGTTCCTTTGGCTGGAGATATAGCCGCAACATCAAGCAACCTTTTATTTGCTGAATCACCTAGATTTACTTATGAAGAGAATAATAAATCAGGGCAAAGAATAAAATCATTTATTGATGTTAACGGTTTTGACAATATATTACTAGAAGGTGCAGAATTAGCAGCTGCACTGTCAGGCTGCTTATTAAAAATAGATATTGAGCCAAGTCTTGAAAAAATACCTCTTGTATCAGCTCTAACACCATCTCAATTTTTCCCAATGTTTTGGCGTGGTAGATTATGGGAAGTATTATGTTTTAGAGTTGTAAAAACAACAGAATCGGGAGTAGTTTATAGATTATTTGAGAATAGAAGAAGAGAAGGAACAAGCCTTATTATTGAATACCAATTACATAAAGGAACTAATGATAGAGTTGGTAAGGTTATAGATTTTAGTGAAATATCTGAAACAGAAAACTTAAATTTAGAACCAGTTAGGCATAATAATATAGATGGATTAGGTTGTGTTTATATACCAAATATGAGGCCAAACAAATTAGTACCTGGAGCTTATGTTGGTATTAATGATTACAATTCGTCTATAACAATGTTAGATTCTCTTGATTTTGCATGGACAAGCTGGATAAGAGATATTGAGCTTGGCTTAGCACAATTATTAATTGATGAAGAATTATTAGAAAAAGCAAAAAATAAAACAGGTGGAACTGTGCAATTTTTGAATAAGTTTAATAAGTTTAGAAAAGCTTTTGTTAAATTAGATTTGTCATCCTGGAAAATGGGTGGTGAAGGTGGCATAAAACCAATTGAACAGGTCCAATTTGATATACGTGTAGATGAACATGCTAAGACATGCGAACAATTGTTCTATCAAATAATAAATCAATGTGGTTATTCTCCTCAAAGCTTTGGATTAGGCATAGAAGGACGTGCAGAAAGCGGAACGGCTTTAAAATTAAGGGAAAATAAGTCACAATTAACAAGAAATAAAAAATCAAGATATTGGATACCTGCAATTAGACAAATACTATTACAGATGCAAAGACTTGATAAAGCTTCTGGATTAAGTCAAATGTATGAAGAGCAAGATACATCTATTGAGATAGAGGATTCAATTATGACTGATACAAGGGAAGTATCAGAGACTATAAGAAACCTTGACCAGGCTAAGGCAATATCAAATTATACAAAAGTTAAAATGCAGCATCCAGACTGGAAAGAGGATGACATAAAAAATGAGGTTGATAAGATAAATAAGGAATCAGGAATAACAGGGGAGATATTTTAGATGATAGATATAAAATTAATAAATGAAAATACAGATTTATCAAAAATTGTTAAATTAAATTGGGATGCTTATTTAAAAGAAATTCCATTGCAAATATATAGAGTCGAAGGTTATTATCATTCTATTGGGGGCAAATGGGGCAATAATGATTATTGGTGTTGCAAAAGATATGAAGAACCAAAATATAATACCCTAATGGAGTTTAATGGAAATGCTTGTAATTGGGGAATATCGATTGAAGAAGTTAATTATCATAAATTTAAATATAATGAACATGAAATATTATGCACAAATAAAGTTAAAATATTAAGAAATGGCAAAGAATTTTATTCTTTTATAGTTAATGGATTTGATTATGGATTATCAAAGGCAAGAGTTTTGTTAACTGAAATACAAGAACATCCAGTTCAATTTGGAAGTATTGATTATCAAAATGAAATAATAGGAAGAAAAATAATGTTTAATAATATGCCATGTATTATAGAAAGTTATACAATTGGAAGTGATAGAGTAATAATAAAACCAGATTTAGAATGCATGACAATGGAAGAATGGAAAAATAATTTAGATGAATATTTTGAAGGAGAAGAATCAATACCAGAAGATTTATTTGCTGGATCTATATATTGGTTTAGAAAATAATTATGACTGATAAAGATATTATTATAAATATAATGGGAACTGATTATAAAATAATCGAAGAGCTAACAAATGATAATGATGGATATTGTGATTCATCAGATAAGACAATTGTTATTGATTCTAGTCTAAACAGAGAGCCAATAGGTAATGATAAAAAGAATTTAAAAGTATATAAAAGAAAAGTACTAAGACATGAAATCATACATGCAATAATGGAAGAATGCGGAATGTCTTGTCATGACGATATGGCAAATGAAAGATATGTTGATTGGATAGCTATAATGTATCCAAAAATTAAACAAATATTTGAAAAATTAAAAATTGAGGAATGAATGATGAGAATGATAAAAAAATATTGTCCATTTTGCGATAAAGAACATGATTTAGAACTTAGAAATAAAAATCATAAATGTTTAGTAAAAAATAAACCAGTTAAATATTTTATGGCAAGTTATTATTGCCATCACACAGGGGAAGAATTTTGGAGCGATTACATGATTGATGATAATTTAAATAAAGCAAGAGAAGCATATAAAGAAATATATGGGAATGAGGAAAGTTAAATGGATAATAATAATGATTTTATAAGGTTTAAATGGGAACATGATACAGAATATAAATATAGATATAATATTCATAGAATAAGTTCTAAATTTCATCAAATTTTAAAAGAATATGCAAATACACCAAAAAAAATACCAAATTATAAAAGCATATTGGCAAGATTAGAAAGCATAAATGCGTATATTTTTGATTTAGTAGTTCCTGGTATTTATGCTAAATCAGATGGATATTTAAGGAATGCTATGAAATATTTTATTAAGGCTACAAATATAATGATAAGTGAAACAAGTAAAAAAGAAGCTGAGCAAAGTCCAACAACAATAAGTAAAGCTGCAAAGTTTATCGAGACTGGTACAGCTTTTATAACAATTGTTTCAACTATGAATTTTGAAATATTTGAAGAAATGCAAAAGGAGTTTGATAAAAATGGAAAATAATAAGCATGATTACATAGAAGCATTTTGCTTGATGCTTTATAAATGTGATAAATGTGGAACAATTGAAATATTATGGAATAGCAGAGATGGAGTTACTCCATTTTGTATAGAATGTAGACAATGTCATACAGCTGGTGAAATGCCAACTATGAGCCATAATTATTTTCGATTAGATACTAAAAAAGAAGATTATAAACCATTCATAGGGCAAAAAATTTTTATAGGTAGCCCAAATAAACCAAGAACGATAATATTTAATGGAGAGAATTATGGAAATGAGTAGAGTAGAAAACGGGAAAGGGAATTTTATATTTGAATCTATATTTAAACATGAAAATCATAGCGTATATACATTCAAATGTACTAATAAAAAAATTCATATATTAACATTAAAAGAATATCCAAAATGTTATATAAAGAAATTTAATAAATGGTTTGTTAATTTTAAATTCTGGATAAGTCCACATCTTAGCTTTAGATATTTTAAATTTGGAATAAGAATACCATTATTTTGTTTTCACAAAGATAATAACAATATATATATTGGTGGAAATAAACGAAAATTATGGATACAAACATGGTAATAAAAGGAAAAATATAAATGATAAATCAAAGAAGTTATGAAGTGTTTGGCATGCCTTTATATACATCTGCTGAGGATGTTGTATATAGCTTGCTGGAAACTATAACAAAACTTAATAAAAAAATTATAAAAGACCCGGATAATATTGCTAAATATAAAGCTGAATATGAAAAAGAAATACAAAAGATTGCCGATAATTTTGAAACAAATTGGCAAAAATGGGCTGATAAAGATATACCAAAAGCATATTTAGCAGGGTTAAAAAGTACAGAGAATCAATTGAAAAATGCTGGACAATCTACAAAGATTACAAATACCATAAATAATGGTTCTTTTATGATGCAAAATGTACCTCATATTCCACCTATACCTACAATACCTGGTCAGGTTATTGGATGGTTTGAAGGGTTTGAAAATCATACTCAATTTATGGGAGTTTTTCGTAATGCAGCTTATTATTCTTTAGAAGGTCAGCACTTGCAAATATTAAGAAAAGCTGATGATATATATAGGCAAACTGCAATAATGGCAGGTGAAGCAAATTACAGAGAAACTGATATATTCACAAGGCGAAAACTAAGCCAATCTATGTTAGATGAATATGCTAAAAAAGGCATACAAACAGTAACATATAAAAATGGGGCTAAGTATTCTATTGATACTTATTGTGAAATGGTTGGCAGAACTGTTACAGGAAGGGCAGCAATGCAGGCAAATTTAAACAGGTGCTTTGAATCAGGATATAATTTGGTTGTTGTGTCTGCTCATTTTATGGCTTGTGATTTATGTACACCATATGAGGGAGTTACATTGTCAATTGAACCACATCCAACATATGAAAGTGTTGATGATGCAACATTACAGGGATTATTTCACCCATCATGTTGTCATGACATTTCTCCTTTCTTTGAAGGCATTACAGAAGTCGATACGCCAAGAGTTCATGAAGGTGAACAAAGATTGATTGATGAATATGGATACGACGAAGCTCAGAAAATGAGTTATAAAGCACAACAAAAACAAAGGTATATAGAGAGAAATATAAGAAAATGGAAGAGGGCTGATGTTACAGCATTAGATAAAAGAGAAAGTGATATTGCTAAAAATAAAATAAGAGAATGGCAGAAGAAACAAAGAGAACATTTAGACCAGAATAGTTATTTGAGAAGAAAATATGAAAGAGAACAGGTCCGAAAGGCACGTTGAATAAATTTTTGATTATGGTATAATATATACATAATTTATGTAGTTTGTTTTGAACCCTAGCCGAAACAAACTACATAAAATA